GCTAACCTGTTTATGGAGTATAAGACGGCTACGTTCTTTGACGAGGCTTACTTGATCTCCGATCCTCGCAAAAGCGCACCAACCTATTACACCTACAACGGCGTTGATAGCGATGGCGATACGCAAATTGACATCTATCCAACCCCAGACAAGGCATACACTATTCGCTTTAACTGCGTAAAACGTGCGGCCGATTTATCTGCTAACGATGACACAATGGGCATTCCTGCAATGCCAGTCATCCACTTGGCTATTGCCTTGTTAGCAAGAGAGCGTGGTGAAACAGGCGGGACATCAGCGCCTGAGTATTTTGCAATTGCAGACAAGTATCTTGGGGATGCCATTGCTTTAGACGCACAAAAACATCCAGAAGAAGTAATCTTCTACACGGCGTGAGGTAGTTATGGCTCAACCACTACAAAGCATTAACCTTGTAGCTCCTGCCTTCAAAGGGATTAACACGGAAGATTCTCCTATCGGGCAGGATCCTTCGTTTGCTGATATTGCTGACAATGCGGTGATTGATAAACGCGGTCGTATTGCCTCGCGTAAAGGCTATAACGTTATCACCACAAACAAGACTGAGTTAGGCTCTGCAAGCATTAGGGCAATAAAAGAATTTAGGGATGATTCTGGCAACTCCAAGATATTTTCTGTAGGAAATAACAAGATACTTAGCGGAACAACTACGTTAGCCGATGAAACGCCCGGCAGTTACACAATAAACGCTGACAACTGGAAGATGGTCAACTTCAATGACAAGATTTATTTCTTTCAACGTAGCTTTGAGCCTCTTGTTTACGACAATGCAGGTGGGTCAGTAGTCAAGTTAAGCACAGTATCTGGCGCCGCTGGTGTTACTAGCGCGATATACGGCAATGAAGTATTGGCCGCCTATGGCCGCCTTTGGACAGCAGACTTTGGGGCTAACAAATCTACTGTTTACTGGAGTGATCTTCTTATTGGCCATGACTGGTCTGGCGGTACTAGTGGATCAATTGATATCTCAAAGGTATGGCCTGATGGCCATGACGAAATTGTAGCTTTAGCGGCGCACAACAGCCTATTAATCATCTTTGGCAAGCACAGTATTGTTGTGTATCAGGGCGCAGAAGCCCCAGCCACTATGAGCCTTATAGATACTGTAGCAGGTGTTGGCTGTGTCGATAGGGATACAGTGCAGTATACGGGTACTGATGTTCTTTTCTTGTCGCATACAGGTCTTAAGAGCTTTGGTCGAACAATCCAAGAAAAATCCATGCCAATTACAAGCCTGTCTAACACGATAACAAAAGACATTATTGACTTGCTTCAAAACGAAATTGGCTTCTATAGGACGGTCTACAGCCCCGAAGAAGGTTTTTACTTATTAACTTTTGTTAATCAAGACACTACGTATTGCTTTGATGTTAGGGGGACTGTTGAAAGTGGGGCCTATCGTGTAACTCGATGGCCGGGTACAGGGTTTACAGCCTACACACGACTTGAAGATGGAACGCTATACGTTGGTAACAGTGACGGAATTAACAGTTATACAGGCTACACAGACAATGGCGAGCCGTATCGCTTTAAATACTATAGCCCCGGTTTAACTTTTGGTGACCCTTCAAGACTCAAGATACTTAAGAAGCTACGCCCTACTATCGTTGGTGCTAACAGCGCCATCATGTTTCTTAAGTGGGCGTATGACTTTGACACATTCTTTCAGACGGCAGAGTTTACCGTAGGTAATCAGGTAACCGCGTTTTATAACGAGTCGGAATTTAATAGCACAGCAGAATTTACGGGTGGTGATCTTACGTCACGTCGTGGAATTAACACGACAGGAGGCGGAGGTGTCATTACTATTGGGTTGGAAGCGGACATAGATGGGTCGGGTTTGTCTCTCCAAGAGATCAACGTATTAGCACTAATGGGTAAAGTAATATGAGTAACTATACAAAGACTACAGACTTTGCCGCGAAAGACAGTCTACCTTCCGGTGACAGCGGCAAAATTATTAAGGGCGCTGAATTTGAAACAGAATTCGACGCTATTTCTACAGCTATCGCTACGAAGGCGGACATTGCTTCCCCTACGTTTACAGGCACAGTAACTATTCCTGCACTGACGTTTACGGGCACTCTGTCAACAGGAACAATTGATGGGGGTACGTACTAATGGCTGATGAAAATGACAACTCATTCTTCGGTAGTGATTTTTTAAAATATCTAACAGGCGCAGGCGGAACTGGATTACTTGCTAGCGCATATAGCGATCTTGGCAAAATTGGTGAGCGAGGAATTACATTAGGTACCGAGCTTGCTGAAGAGCAAATAGGCCAAGCGCAGTTCCGTCCTTACACAATTACTACAGGTACAGGCGGTCAATTTGGCACGTACATAGACCCAGCTACGGGCCAACTATCTACTCAAATGTCTTATTCGCCTCAAGAGCAACAGCTATCACAAGCTTTGTTTGGTCAGGCAGGTCAGATGCTAGGACAGCCAACTCCCGGTGCAGGTGAGTTACAGCAGGCTGGAATGGGCGCCCTTGGAGTTGGGCAAGACTTAATGGGTCAGCCAGTGTTTGGCATGGATCCCACTAGATCTGCATCTACTCAAGCGTTTGGTCTTGGTGGTCAGTTTATGCAACAGGCCGGGATGCCTACCGCTGATCGTGAAGCGGCTCTGTATGAGCGAATGAGGGCAACTCAAACGCCAGAAGAAGAGCGACAGCGTCTCCAGATGGAGCAAAGACTAGCGGCTCAAGGTCGTTTAGGCGTACGCACAGCACAATATGGCGGCACACCTGAACAACTTGCTTTAGCTAAGGCTCAAGAAGAGGCTAAATCTAGCGCAATGCTGGGAGCTATGAGTCAGGCTAGAGCAGAACAAGCACAGCAGGCGGCGCTCGGAGCGCAATATGCGGGTCTTGGTACGGGCCTTGCAGGTCAAGCGCAGGGTCTTAGCGCGGCACAACAGCAACAAGCGTTACAGGCTATGCAGGCTGGTCAGGGTTTGATGGGTGGATCTCAAGCATTGCAAGCAGGACAGCAACAACTTGGTATGGCCGCACTATCAGGTGCATATCTACCACAGCAAGAACTTTTGAGGGCATTGTCCCCAGGGCAAACTGCGGCGGCTCAAGCTCAACAAGCACAGCTTTATGGCGCTGGATTGTTTGGAGAGGCCAGAGCATCTGGTATCGACATGTTGCTTGCTTCAGCATTGGGTCAGGCAAACCTTGCTGGTGGCTTTGGCGCCGGATTGTTAGGCGGTGCACTTGGCGACGGATTTAACATTGAGATTTAAGGAGATTAATAATGGCACGTTTTGGTAGAGATCTTGTTAGATCCTTAACGCAACCTGCGTTTGCAGAGGATGTTGGTCGGGTAGGAATGTTGGCTGGCTCAATGCCCGCTCGAAAAGAAAAGGCTGAGAAGACAGCAAGGCTTGAAAAAGGTTTGTTTGGCTTAGAGCAGATGGCCGCCTCAGGTGAGCTTACGCCGGAGATGTATCAAGAGGCTATGGGCTCATACGCCAACATGATTACGGATGACGAGAGTGCACAGAAGATTCGTGAAACCATGAATCGCGTTCAGACTGATGTTCAAGCTACAGCGCAGTTTGAGGGAGGTGCGGCAATAAACGCCATCAGAGATCAAATGTACGAAATTAACGCTTCTGATCTCCCTGAAGCAGAGAAATTAAGGCGAATAGGTGAAAAACAATTAGAAGTAAATCAAATTGCAAAAGAAAATAATCTTGATCCTATGGTTGCAGGCAATCTGGGAAGAGAAGTTCGCCAGGATATGTTTGAAAAAAACCAGCAAAGAGAGCAGGCCAAGAGAGTTGCTAAACAGTTTGAGATTACTGAAGAGCAAGCAGAGATGGCTGTTGCCAGATTTAGTCAGTGGGAAAAAGACGTAGATTTTCAGAATCTAGCTAATGAAGTAACGGCTCAAATGAACCAAGATTTACTTTTAAAGTCTCAAATTAGAAACGGGACTGTGAGTAGAGAAGAGTTCCTGCAAGCAAACCCAAACAAAAGCTATCTTTACGATGAGATTGAAGCCGAAAACATAGAAATGAAAAACAGGCTAACTGACGCCAAAAACAAAAGAGATGCAGGCGGGTTCAATTACACAGATGAAGAACTTAAATCTATTGGCTACAAGCCAGAAGAAATAAAAATGCTTAGAGAGGCCGCAAAAACAAATTCAAATGTGGCTCATCAAGCAATTATTCAAAGGATAAATAGAGTTCCTCAAACGCGAAAGTTAAATGCGGCAATGCTTGGTCGAATCGCAGATGCTTTGTTGGTCGATGTCATGAATGAAGAGGAGAAGGGATATATTTATGGTGAAAGCAAGAAGTATAGCTATGACAATCCTGAGGATGTTAGAGAAGCCAAAGCTATTGCCTCAAAAAGAGCCATCAAAATTGAAGAGCTTATGTCCGGGGGCTTAACCTTCCAGGAAGCTGTTGATGAGTTTTTTGCAAGAGAATCAGCAAAAAAAGACGAAGGTGAAGGCGAGGAAAGCACAGAAGTAGATGTGGATAATCTTGAAGATGAGCTTATAAAGCTTTCAAAGATGATGGAAGGTGGGGCTAACTAATGAGCTTTAAACTTCAAACAATGGCGTACAAGGTTCGTAAGCTTGCGGAAGCGCAGGGCCGTGACGACATTCTTGAAGCGCTCGATAATCTCCCAATCCCTGAAGATGGGGTTTCCACTAGAGAAGGCCGACTCTTCGAAACGGAAAGAGAAGACCAGCTTTTATACAGGGATCGCCTAAAGCAAAGAGAGCAACTCAGAGAGGCTGAGCGACTGGCAAAGGCTCAGGGTCGACAAGACATACTGGATGCCCTTGTGCCGATCAAGGCTCAGATAGATGCCGATATCTTTGACGCTGAAGACATTAGCGAAGAGGCTATTGGCACGGGCATTGCTATTAGCGAGGGGCTTACCCTTGGCATTGTGGGTGATGAGGCCGCCGCTTCTATTTACTCGAAGGTTACTGGCGAGGATTACGAAACATCTCTCTCTGAAATGAGAAGGATGGAAAAGGAATTCGCTAGAGATCACCGAGCTATCGACATGGGCATCCGTATTGGTGCTGGTCTTATCCCTTCTGTTCGCCTTGCAAAGATGGCTGGCGTTGGCACTACAGCCGCTTCAGGTGCGGCAAGACAGGCTGGAGTTACCTCTGCTGAGATTGCAACGTATCGCTTTGCTGAAGGTGAGGGCGGTGTTGAAGAGCGACTAGAAGGCGTAAAAGATCTTGCAACAGATCCCCTTGCTGTTGGCGCTGTGGCTCTTGCCGGGGGCTTAGGTGGTGTTGCTGGCAGAACAGTGGGTAAGGATCTTGAGCTTCAGGCTGGATTACGTACCGCCGTTGAGGCAGAACAACAAAAGATTCGCGCTCTTAGAGAAGGCAAGGGTGCACTGTCTGGCAGTAGTGTTGTGGGCAATGCACAGCTACGTGCAGATGAAATGGTGCTGGATTTCTACAACCAGATGGGCCGCATGCCACAAGGCACTGAGATATCTAACCTTTACAGATCTTTATCTGATGAGATGCAGGTTCCAATCTCTCGCATTATGCAATCGGAAATGAAAGCAGGGCAGATGAGGGGCGACCTCAACTACGCCAAGCAGACCATTGATGACGTCAGAGGAAGGCTAAATCAAGGTGTTAAGTTCAAGTCTACGGATGAGGCACTACAAAGTAGAAGCACGTATTTCGGGTTCAGAGATTTCTGGGAAGACAAGCTAGAGTCTATTGTTAACGTAGCCAAGAACCGGGTTAGCGGGGAGTTTGGCGGCGCTATGCAAAAGATGGCTACTCGCATGGCTCAGAACCAACAAGGCTTAGACCAAGCGTTTTCAACACCGCAGGTTCAAGCATTCGGCAAGGTTATGCAGGATGATAAGTCTGGTCGAATAAAGATGGAGCTACTTAACTTTTCTAATACAGGATCAATTAGAGGCAAGCCATCAGTAACCGCCGAAGAGCGCATGCAAGCATTTGAAAACTTTAAGTCCTTATTAACTAAAGATCAGTTTGAGGGCTTTCAGACGCTACAAAAGCTACGACTTGCACAGGCAAAAGACTACAGACGGTTTGTATACAGAGAGCTTGGTGATGATCCTCTGTACTTCCCCTCTCAGATGCTGGCTCAAACCAACAGAGCTTCTGTCTTCGTTAGGCGCGGGATGCCTAGAAGGGCGGCGGATGAGAATAGCAAAGCAATCAGCAGACCAAAGCTGGAGTCCCCATCGGAAGCTTTGTCATACGAAAGTCCGTTGGTTGTTATGCGTGACAAGCTGGTTTCTGACGATGCGGTTATTCAGATGCACAAGGCATTCAAGCTTCAGAACAACTCTAATAGACTTATCAAGGAGTCGGCGGAAAGAGTTGACGTTCCTGTTGTTGATGGAAAGAAGGTTGCCGCAGTAATCAAGCAACGCAAAAAGGCCGTTCAAACTGAGATCGAGAATGGCGAGGCCGCATTCAGCCAGCTAAGAACCAGCCTTAAAGATGCAGGGGCTAGTGACGGTGCTATGTATGCCGCAGATGACTTGATGCGTAGCTTTGTTGTTAGGGGCATTCAGGCTCCAAACAACTGGTTAGCCAACATGCGTAAGGCCGCGTACATGGGAACCATCGGCAACCCTTACTCAGCCATACTGAACTTTGGCGATAGCGCAAACACTGTTGTTAACTTCGGTGCTGACAACACAGCCTTGGCAATTAGGGAGTACTTTAAGAAAGGCGGGTATACCTTCGGAGTAAAGGATGTTGGCCTGCTACAGCAGTCTACAGGTGAATTCATTAGGGAAGGATCGAAAGGTTGGCAGAAGCGATTCGATAACCTGAGCGAAGTAACCTTCCAATCTTCTGGCTTCCGTGGTGCAGACCGAGCGGGTAAGTCACTAACGCTAACCACCGCAGTTAAACGAGGACAGCAGAAGGTTCTTGATGGCTCGCTTGATACCGAATATGCCTGGCTATTTAACCGAAACGAAATGGGAAGGCTCAAGTCTGATCTGATTAACAGCCGTCGAACACAGCGTGTTAAAGAGTTTGCCGCCGCAGAGCTTGGCAAGCTACAGCCTTCTGATATGGCTCAGATGCCCAAGTGGTACATCGACCATCCGAACGGACGGTTGCTTTATATGCTACGCACCTTTGGTATCAAACAGCTACAGCAGATTGATCGCTTGGTTGTTGAGCAGGTTAAACAGGGGAACCAGAGAGAGGCGATCAAGAATGCCCTTGCCTATGTGACTATCGTAGGTGGCGGCAACACTTTACTTAACGAGCTAAGACAGCCAATTAAGGGCGAAGAGTTTGGTGATTTAGAAAGGGCGCAGAAGTACTTTGCAGACTTCTTTATTGGCGTTGCAAGTCTTAACTCACAAAGCACTTACTCCCTTGAAAAGCTTGTCGAGGGAGACCCCAAGTCATTCATTCGAGGCTTTATGCCTACGCCTGTTGATATGGTAGAGGATGTGTCGAGTGACTTCTTCCCTTTAGTTGTTGGCGAGAAAGACTTAGAAGAGGCCATACTTGAAGGCAAGGGGATCACTTGGGCGCCGTGGATGCGGGTAGTACAGCCCGTCCTTGAAGAGAACCTCTAGTCCCAGCTAACAAACTCTAGCCACCCCGCTACACCCGAGGCTCGATCGTTCTCCATACGTTCGGCTTCGGTTTTATAGTGTTTAGCGATTAGCTTCTGCTCTTTGTTCATCCTCTTACCGAGGTTTATATCCTCTGCTTTTTCCCTAATTAACTCCAAGGCACCTTCG